CTTAATGAGCTATTGGCTGATGGGTTTGCTTTAGATTTGCTTGGTTTTAGTGTGGATGAAATTCAAGCCTTGCTTGAGCCGGAAGTGGTGGAAGGGCTGACAGATGAGGATGCCGTTCCAGAAGTGCCGGAAGAGCCTAAAACACGGCTTGGCGACATATACCAGCTAGGCAACCATCGATTGATGTGCGGGGATTCCACAAGCATTGACGCTGTGGATAAGCTGATGCCCGAAACAGCTAACATGATTTTTACAGATCCACCTTATTTAATGAACTTCACTGGTGGAATCCATGCGGACGGCAGCAAATCATTTAATGCTAAACACGGCGGCATTAAAAACGACAAAATGTCGGAACAAGATGGCAACGACTTTTTAGATGCAATTAACAGCGTAATTACAGCTAAAGTTGATGGTGCTTTTTACATTACCTTTTATCGTTTGGGTATTGATAAATACTTTGCTAGTATGGATAGAACAGGTCTTAAATGCCGTTCTTTGGTAATTTGGGATAAGGGCAATCACACACTAAGCAATAGTGATTACATGAGTATGTATGAACCTATGTTTTATGGCTGGGTTAACAATCATAAGTTTTATGGTGGTAAAAATGGTATGGATATTTGGCGTATCAAAAGAACAGCCAAAAATGATTTACATCCCACTATGAAACCTGTTGAATTAGTTGAAAAAGCAGTGTTGGACGGTAGCGCAATTAACGGTATTGTGTTGGATTTGTTTGGTGGTAGTGGTAGCACTATGATTGCCTGTGAAAAGCAAAATCGCCATGCTAGGCTTATGGAGTTAGACCCTAAATACTGCGATGTCATAGTAAAGCGTTGGGAAGATTTCACAGGTAAAAAAGCGGAATTGCTAAGTGCTTGATTTATTTAAGTTTTCTTGTAAACTCAGCTCAACACTTCCAGAATATAAAAATGCTTGAACATCAACCTACCGAAAAGACCAAAGCAACGGTGCAACAGTCATCGGGGTTAGGCTTACCTCAAGAACAGATTGCTGCATTGATTGGTATATCGCCTAAGACGCTCACAAAGCATTACCCGATTGAGTTGGCTCTTGGTAAGGCAATGGCATCAGCTCAAGTTGCCAAGTCGCTTTTTAACAAAGCAACGCAAGGCGACACGACTGCTGCAATTTGGTGGACTAAGACACAAATGGGATGGTCTGAAAAGACGCAACATGAAATCACTGGCGCTAATGCAGGCCCTCTTGTTATTAGTTTGAATAACTTAGACGAATCAGCGTGAAGCTCCATGCAAAACAAATCGAGGCTCAAAAGCTACTGAGCAGCGATGTTACCTATGCCATGCTATTTGGCGGGTCAAGATCAGGTAAGACATTTCTACTGGTACGCCAGATCATCTTGAGGGCATTAAAGGCTCCAGGCTCACGGCATACCATTCTGCGCTTCAGGTTTAACCATGTGGTGAACTCAATTGTTTACGATACCTTTCCCAAGGTGATGAAGCTGGCCTTCCCTGGTGTGGAATACAAGTTGGACAAAACGCACTGGTATGTCAAGTTTCAGAATGAATCTGAGATTTGGTTTGGCGGCTTGGATGATAAAGACCGCACTGAAAAGATTTTGGGCATGGAGTTCGCTACTATTTACTTGAACGAATCCAGCCAGATTTCATGGGGGCCAGTTGGGATTGCCATGACTCGTTTAGCTCAAAAGGTTAATCAAGTTATTGAGGGCAAAGAGCCTACATTGCTCAAGCCTCGGATGTATTTTGACTGTAACCCACCAAATAAAAACCACTGGACATATCAGCTATTCATTCTCAGGCGTGACCCAGACACAAAGATTAACTTGGCTAATCCTGAGAATTACGGCTATTTTCAGATTAACCCGAGGGACAATCAGGAAAACTTATCGGACGGTTATCTTGACACATTAGAGAACTTGAGCGCAAGATTGCGTAGACGGTTCTTGGAAGGCGAATTTACAGACGCTAACCCTAACCAGCTATTCCCTGATGAGGCTATTGATAGATGGAGGGCTGACAATGGTGACCTGCCTGATTTTGTTCGTGTTGTTGTTGGTGTTGACCCTTCTGGAGCAGGGGATAGCGATAACGCTGATAACGATGCAATTGGTATCGTGGTTGGCGCTCTTGGCGTTGACGGTAACGCTTATTTATTAGAAGACTGCACTGTAAAGGCTGGCCCTGCAACGTGGGGCAATGTCGCTGTGTCAGCTTATGACCGACATAAAGCTGATGTGCTGGTCGCTGAAACCAATTATGGCGGTGCAATGGTTGAAGGCGTTATTCAGGCTTCACGGTCTAAAACAAACTTTAAAGCTGTTTCGGCAAGCCGTGGCAAAGTAATTCGGGCTGAACCGTTTGCATCTTTATACGAGGCAGGTAAAATTAGACACGCAGGTCGATTTGTTGAACTTGAAGACGAATTAAGCGGATTTTCTACGATTGGATTCACTGGAAGTCGCTCTCCGAACCGAGCAGACGCTTGGATTTGGGTTTTAACTGAGCTTTTTCCTGGAATGTTGCGTCAAAAAGTAGAAAAAAAGAAGTTAGAGACAAAACGACCCCAAAACTGGAATAACTCCCGAGCAGGGTATTGGATGTAAATATGGCTGATAAAGATTCTGACGTAGTAGCAAGAGCGCAACGCAACTTTAAGGCTTGCCTGGATTGGGAGCAGGACACTAAGCAGCGTTTTCGTGAGGACATTCGCTTCTTATACGCTGATTCAGACAACCAAGATCAATGGGAGCCAGCGGTAAAAGCTCGTAGACGGTTGAATACTCAGCCGATGATTACGATCAATAAGACGCATACACACTGGCTGCACGTTGTCAATCAATTGAAGGCCAACAAGCCAAGCGTAACCATCCACCCGACAGGCAACGAGGCAACTTATGAAGCCGCTGAAGTCTTTGAGGGCATTGTTAGGCATATTGAATACATCTCAAACGCTAAAGTCGCTTACGACATTGCTGCTGAAACTCAGGTTGGCGGCGGTATTGGCTACTGGACTGTTTCGACCGCTTATGCCAATGACGAATCATTCGATCAGGAAATCTTTATTAAAGAAGTGCCTGACCCAATGAGCGTTTACCTTGACCCGCATATCAAGAAGCGTGATGGGTCTGATGCTAAGTTTGGCTTTATCTATGAGGATATGCCTCTGGAAGAATTCAAGCAACGCTTCCCCAATACGTTGATTCCTATGGTTAGCCCTCAAGGTAATCAATCTTGGGTGACTAAGGATGTTGTACGGCTCGCTACCTATTACGAGCTGGAGATGAAGAAAGAATGGCTCTATGCCCTGACTGATGCCGATGGAGGCACTAAGTTTGTCAAGCAGTCAGACATGAGCAAGGAAGAAGTCAAGATGCTCAATGAAGCTATCCGCATGGGTGCTGACATTGATCGCCGCCGTATTGACAAGCGTGTTATCTATAAATACCTGATTGGCGGCAATGAAGTGCTTGAGAAAGGTGTTTGGGCTGGCAAATATATTCCTATTGTGCGTGTCCCAGGCGAGGAAGTTGTCATTGAAGGCAAGTTAGACCGTAAGGGTCTTGTGCGCTACATGAAGGACGCTCAACGAGCCTACAACTACAATGCCTCTGCTGCTTTGGAATACGGTGCACTCCAATCTAAGTCACCTTACCTTGCCCCTGTGGAGGCTATTGAGGGCTTAGAAAACTATTGGGCAACGGCTAACACCGAGAATCACGCCTATCTGCCTTACAACCATGCGGATGAATCGGGCAATCCTGTGCCAGCGCCAGCTAGAGCGCCTGCTCCTATGTCGGCTCCTGTATATCAGGAAGGAATGATGACCGCCGCTCAAGAGTTAATGATGACTTCAGGGCAGTATGACCAGACTTTCGGCGCTCAAAGCCAAGAGTTGTCGGGCGTTGCTATTGGCAAGCGTGTGGCTCAAGGTGATCGAGTCACTTTCCACTTTCAAGATGCTCAGAATATGGCTATCCAGTTCACAGGCAAAATCTTGGTTGACTTGATTCCAAAAATTTACGACACCAAGCGCATTATTAACATCTTGGCTGAGGATGGAACTGAGCAAAAGATTCAGAT